ATTTAATTAAATTTTACTATAATTTCTACTTGTTCTTTTTTAATACTTTTTGTTGCTGAAACAGATAATTCTTCTCTTTTTTTTCTTGATTTATTAGAAGGGTCGGATTTCATTTCCTTTCTCTTACTTGTACTATTTCTATTATTCATATCATTTTCTATTTCTTCATAATTTTCTTCGATATATTTAATAATATTATTTTCCAATGTCCACTTGAAAAAATTTAATTGACCTATAGTAGTCTCTATAAATGTATCATTTTCATAAGGAATACTTATTCTTTCCCATCTACAAAATGGGTCAAAATTTTTCTTTGAATACGCTTTTAATTTTAATTTATAATCTTGATAAACTTTAAATCTTCTTTCTTCACCATTTTTATCAATAATAGTGTATAATGTAAAATTCTTTTTTGCGTAATTAGTAGCAAACCAATCTACTATACGTAGAGAAATTTTTGTTTCACCTGTAATAATTTTTAGAATACGATTCAAATTATCATCTCTCTTATAAAAATCTAATAATGTATTTAATAATAACTCATTTTGAGTATTATATTTGACTAATGACATTATTTGGATATATGTTTTTTATTTATATACTTATATATATTATTCATATTTTATTGATAAATTGAAGATTTTTAGTAAACTCAAATGATTCTTTATTTATTCTTCTTCGTTTCAAATTACATTCCAAACAAGATAATAATATATTATCTCTATCATGTCCTTTTTCATTATCTATTCTATCTAAAGTCCATTGCTTAGGTTCTCTACAATACTCATAAATAATACTCATTATTGAATGACAATAATAACATTGTAATTTTTCTGATTCCATTTTATTTAATATCTCTTTTAAAGAAATAAATGTTTCATGATTATACATTTTTTTTAAATTATCTTGTTGTTTATAAGAAGATATTTTTTTCTTTATTTGTTTCTCTACTAATTTACAAATATCTGTTTTTTCTTCGTTTAATACAATTAATAAATTATTGAGTTGTTCTTCTTCAAGTAGAGAAATATTTTCTTTGAATGGAATAATTGGTTTTATAAATTGTTTTTCTTTTTTTACTTTCTCTACTTTCTTCATTTGATATCGTTGAGAAGTTCCTTCAATAGTAATTATTTTATTCATATATATATTAATAAAATAACACTCCAATAATATATTATTTATTAATTAATAGTTTAAAGATTTTTTAAATAAATTATTTGGGTCTGGGATTAGCTCATTTGGTAGAGCAATTGATTGTAGCTCAAGAGGTAGCTGGTTCGATTCCGGCATTCCAGAATGTTTTATATTGGCATGTTGTCAATATAAAATTATATAATATATATGGATGTTATAAAACCTCGTCAAGAATATTTATTATTTTTATTAAATTCATATTTTAAATCATTAGGATTAGTATTTACAATATTTCGTAGTATAAGAGCTAGAGATTATATTTCATATGAAGTATCAAAAACCATATGTAATAATATTTTTGGATTAAAAATAAGCGTATATCCTAATAATAATATAAATATAGAATATTTATCTTCTTGTAAAAATAAAAGTGGTTCGGAAATATTAGGAAGAATAAAAAAGTTTGCATGTAAAATAGATTGTAGAGAAATAAAATTAGATGACGGACAATATTTAGACGTTAAAGTTTTACTTACATCAATAGAAGAATCGAATAAAGTATTTTGGATTGAAGATTTTTGTTATATTGATATTGCAACAACAGGTGATTCGTGGTATAATAAAATGGGATTTCATAGAAAAAGGGCAAATCCAATAGAAGATAAATTAAGAAATGAAGAATTATCAAAAATACCACTTATTGAAATAATAAATAATGAATCGGATATTGTAGCATTTCAAAAAGCATTTGAAATAGATACTGATATTAATATATATGATTCAATAAACAAAATTTTTATTATTATAAAAAGAGATTATTTAAAAAATAAAAGAAAACCACTAACAATGGATCAATTTAATATTATTACCCGTATTATAAGTAAGTATTTAAAACGCCATTTTATTTATGATACAATTTTATATTATCATCCAAATTGTAATATATCTCGTACCACTTTAAGAAGGATTACTTCGTTAAAAAGAATGTCAACAAAAAGAAGAAAATCGTTTGATATTCAGAAATCTAAATCAAGAAATAGTTCAAAACCTTTTAGTATATAATAATATTTACGTATTATTTTGTGTTTTAGATATAAACTATTATTATATAGTCTTTCTTTATATATTATTTATAAAGATATAAGATTATCTCTTGTATATAAGTAAATGTCAGCAAAAAACGACGAATGTATTGAATTAAAAAATATTCAATATAAATCCATGTTATCAGGCGGAAATATTATTATTGAATCATCAAATGTAAGTGATTTTAATAGCTTGGATAAATTTTTAGAAGACAATAATTTACAAAATTTGAATGAGAATTGGGCGAAAGTAGATAACAATACGAAATATAAAAAATTAGTTGTTTTTGCAAAAAAATATGTTGAAACAAATGGGTTGAATGAAGAAATATATAATTTATTAATATCTTTTTTGAAAGAAGCATTAGATAACAAACAATTACAAAGAGTAAAAGATGTTACTTATGATAAAGCTACCAAAGAAATAAAGGATATACCTCCATTAACATATAATGAAGAAACAAAAACATTTAGTTTAAAAATAGACAAGAATCGTATTCATACATTAAAAAGCTTACCTCCTTCAAAAAATGCTACTATGAAAAATAAATTAATATAAATAAATCATATTATTTATATTAATGAATTTTATTGATGACGATTTCTCTACTTTATTACAATTATATAATGATTTTATAGATTTCAATCCGTCTATAATTAGTGACCCTAATTTTGAAGATATTATGATAGATGATATTTTTTCTCTATTAGAAATATCATTAAATGATGAAGAATATATAATAGACCTAATAGACATTTCATTACCATTTTTTTATGAAAATATATATCCTTCAAGACAAGAAAATAATACATATTGTAGAGAAATTTCTATAGAAGAAAAAATGATGATAAATTGTAAATTAGAAAAAATAAATAATATAGAACAACCAGCACAAAAAACTCCCGAATGGTATGACTTTAGAAATAATTTATTAACTGCTAGTAATGCTTATAAAATATTTGAAAGTCAAGCCCAACAAAACTCTTTAATATATGAAAAATGTATAACTAAAATTCATGAAAATAATTATGTAAATATTGAAAGTTCTCTACATTGGGGACAAAAATACGAACCATTATCTATTTTAATTTATGAAAATACTTATAATACAAAAATAAAAGAATATGGATGTTTAAAACATGATAAATATTCTTTTTTGGGTGCATCACCTGATGGAATTAATGTAGACATGTATTCTAATCGGTTTGGACGTTTATTGGAGGTTAAAAATATAGTAAATAGAGAAATTACTGGAATTCCTAAAAAAGAATATTGGATACAAATGCAATTACAAATGGAAACATTTAATATTGATGAATGTGATTTCTTGGAAACAAAATTTATAGAATATACAGATGAAATAGAATTTCTTAGAGATACTGATGATAATATTTTTATTAGTAGAGAAGGCGATAAAAAAGGAATTATTTTATTTTTTTCAGATACACTTTCTGGAAAGCCTGTTTACATTTATTCAGATATGAATATGTCATATAACGATTTTGAACAATGGTCTAATACAACAATAGATAATATTTTAATGAATCATCCAACTTATATTTGGATAAAACAAATATATTGGAAATTAAATGAAATCAGTTGTGTATTAGTAAAAAGAAATAAAATATGGTTCCAAAATATGATTCCGATAATAACTGATTTTTGGGATATTATCAAAAAAGAAAGAATAGATGGTTATCAACATAGAAAACCAAAATCAAGAAATATAATAAATAAAGAAAACACACTCAAATTAGAATAATTATTAAAAAGCAGGAAGTTCTAATAATGATCCTGGTTGTGCTCCCAAAAATAAATTTTCGTTTGTTCTATAATATCCTATTCTTGTTCCTGGAGCATTTGAAACAGGTGGTAATGGTTTTATTATATTTATATGTGGTTTAATATTTTTATCATGATAAAAATCACCACACAACTCCGCAGGAGCACAATCACCAATATCTGGATTCTTATAATATTTTAAATTATTGGTTATTTGTTCAAATGAACTCAATGGAAATATTGGATAATATTTCCAATTATGAGAATAACTATTGCTATTAATCTTCTTTGTTTTATTTATTGGATAAGAATTTAATAAATGACTTTCAGTTGACCCAATATTTTCATATTTTTCAATACATTTACAAGTAGGAGGCATCGTTGCTAAAGGAAGAAACATTATTATTATTAATATAATAACAAGAAATATAAACCCATAATATTTTAACATATATATTATTATTATTTTATTAGTAAGTAAAATAATAATACTACAAATCATATTCATTTGATTCTTCCAAAAATAGAGAAACTTTATTATTATTATTGTTAGTTTGTAATTTGATAAAATCTTGTGGATTACTTATAACAATACACTTTTCTCTTGCTCTTGAAATCGCAGTATAAATGCTTTTTTTATCTATTCTATTTTGTCCTGGCTGAATTATAAAAACTACATTAGTATATTGACTACCTTGAGACTTATGAATAGTACTACAATAATTTAATTTGAAACTTTCATATAATGTCTCTACATCTATATATTCTGGTTTATCATTTTTTCCTGAATAATTTATCATCACTTTTTTATTTTCGTAAGATAAAATAATTGCTTCTTCACCATTCGCTCTCATATTTTTTTCATCACTATAATCATTTTCACAACGAATAATTTTATCACCAATACGAAAAATATAATCTGGTTCAAACTTACTTATAGTTTTTATTTCATTATTTTCTGGATTATAAATATTTTGTAATATTTTATTTAGTGTTATCACATTCCACAATAAATATGTATTATAATAACTTATAAATTTTGAATTATCCTTTGTCAAGTTATTTTCTTGAATTAATCTAATTATTTCTTGTATATTTATTTTATCATTCACTACCAATTCTCTTATAGGACGCAACGTCATCGTATTATCTGTAAAATCATTTATACTAACTATATCATTTGTCATTTTGAAAATATTATATACTAATTTACCTTCTGTTTGTCTCTTAATTTTTATTAACGAGACTATCGGAAATAAGTCACTTTCTATTATTTTATTTAAGATTATTCCTGGACCAACAGAAGGTAATTGATTTGGATCACCTATCATTATTAATCTTGCTTTATAATATTCACATTCCGATAATAAATCTCTAAATAAAAATGTATCAATCATCGACGATTCGTCTACAATAAATAGTTTGGGTTTACTATTATAATATTTACATTTATTTTCTTCTTTGTCACATTCACTACAATATCTATCTTTATAATTATGTTGTTTACTATCAGATAATGTTTTATATAACACTTTATGACATGTCCCAGAAATATTTTCGTTATAATAAATATCTCGTTGGCTTCTACTCATATTCACAAAAGCTAACCCTGTTGGCGCAATTAAACTAATATTTTTTGGCAATAAAATATTATCATTATAATCATATGGTTTATCAAAATCACATGATATTTTATAAAAAATATAATTAATACATTTAATTATTTCTGTTTTACCTGAACCTGGAGGACCTGTTATTATAGAGAAATTATATCGGTTCGCATTTAATATTGCTTCTTTTTGTTCTTTTTCAAATTGAATATTATTTGTTCTTTCATATTTTAAAATGAGTTCATTTATTAATATTTCATCTATTTCATTTTCATTTTCTTCATAATATAATTTAATTATTAAGTCTGTCATTTCTCTTTCTAAGTTTAACAAAAATAATGTCGTTTTATAAATACTTCCATTAATTTCTTTATCAATAATTGTTTTATTAATATCATTTATTAATTTTTCATTTAAATTAATACTATTTTTTATTGTAAAGTCTGTAATATCTTTCATATATTTTGATTTCAATACATAAAAAGAATTATTTGTTTTTAAGAAATAACAATAAGACCATGCTTTTAATCTTATTTCATCACTTATAATTAATTTATATGATTTACTTATATAGTCTGCTTTTTCATATGTTAATAATTGATATTCTTCTGTTATAAAAAGAAATGGATTTATTATTATATTTTTTATTTCCAAATAGGAATTGTGTGTATTCTTTATACTATAAAAAATTTTATACATTTGTGAAATTGTTAATTTACATCTATTAAATATTTCATATTCTGGTATAATTAATTGATTCACGTTTATTTTTGTTTTTATAAATTTATTATATTTCTCTACAAATTTTAAAAAACTAAACAATTT